CTCGTCTCGCGACCAAGGGGGGACTGCAGAGCCTTCATTCATGAGTGCCGTTCTCTTGTTCCCTGCACCAATCTAAATATCTCTCCCAACCATCTTGCTCTAAGCACCAGTATTCAATATCTTGTTTTTCAGCTTCTTCTTGGGTCATCTTTCAAGCTTTCTTTTTCCATTAGAAATTTGTAAACATCATAAGCGTCTTTATTAATTTTTTGAGCTTGATCTGAAATTGAAGAATCTTTGTGATAACAAAGACCGACGCTATTTGCTCCTATGCTATGAAGTAAATCCATTGCCTGCTTTGTATTTGAAATTTTCATAAGGCCCTTCCTCCTTATGCGAAATTACACTCATTTACCCCTGTAAAGAGTTTTTCTTTTAGACTCCGTCTTTCTCCAACCGCATTCTGTATAAAGAAATTTACTTACAGCATTGCCAAATTTATTTACTTGATTTTCTGTTGCCTCCCAAAAGAAGGCGTGAGCAAATTCATGAATAATAGTATTTAATTCATTTCTCTTCGTTAAATATGGATTTATATGAATTTTGGGTTTTTCCTCCGAAGGGTCTGTGCAGAACCCGTCTGCGTCACCAAAATGCTTTTTATCTGGTTTTCTAAAAAGCACCTCATACTGAACCCCCTCTGCATTCGAAAAGGTAAAATATCTAGTTTTGCCAGCCTTTTTTTTTGTGGTCTTTTTCGAGCTAGCTTTCTTTGGCATATATATAATTACATCTATAGTCGGTTGTTTTCCATAAAATTTTGTAGATTTTTGGTTTTTTTACTGTATAATTCTAAGTATGAAACTTTATTGTACAAAATGTGGGGGTCCGACGGTATATACGTCTGAAAAGCCAAAATTTTGTTCCGGCTGTGGGACTCCTTTTGGTAGTGCGATTGCGACGCGAGCGCGAAAGAAGCCTGTCAAGAAGTCTTTGCCGGAGCCTGATGAATACGAAGAAGACGATTTAGAGGAGGACGCAGAGTTCGTTATGGATAATTTAGAAAGTTTAGAAGTAGAAATTGACACCTTCCAAGAGAGGGGTGTTAAATTCGGAGAAGCCTTAGGCGCACACTCAGGTCAGAACGTAGGAGAATTAAATAGGGAAGCCGACCCCTTATCGATAGCCTCGGAAGAAGAATTCGTAAAACAGTTTAAAAAGGAAGCAGGTACGATAAATAAACCCGAACGACCCAAAAAGAAGAAGAATCAAAGAAACAGAAACAACGGTAAGTCTAAAACTTAGTTTAGATAATGCCAAGAAAAAAGAAATTAAAATTTGAAGATTGCATAGACCAGATAAACACAGAGATAGCAAAAAGGAGAAACAAATGGAATTTGACAGCTTTAAGTTGGATGGATTTTCAAGATGTTTCTCAAATATTACGTATACATATCCATAAGAAGTGGGATATGTACGACCAAAGCAAACCTCTTGGCCCTTGGGTTAATAGGATAATATCTAATCAGATCAAAAATTTGATAAGAAACAATTATGGTAATTTTGCCAGACCTTGTTTAAAGTGTGCGGCGGCGGAAGGAATCAATCTGTGCTCTATCTACGGAAAGCAGGATAATAGTTGTCCCTTATATAAGCATTGGTTTTTAAATAAAAAAAATGCTCATGACGCTAAATTACCTTTACCCTTAGAGAACCATACTCAAGAAGTACATAACCAACCTAATGACTATTTAGACATAGAGCACGCCGCAAAAAAACTACATAAGGCTGTGGCAAAAATTTTAAAGCCCGTAGAGCTTACGGTGTATAAGTATCTTTATGTTGAAAATTTAGATGAAGAAGCTGTAGCTAAAAAAATGGGATATAAAACAAGCGAAAAAAATCGAAGCCCGGGATATAAACAGATCAAGAATATAAAGAAAAGTATTATTAATAAAGTTAAAAAACTTCTTGAAAAAGGTGACGTAGATATCTTTCATGAATGATATAAAGCTAACAGATGAGCAAAAGGAAAAAATTCTTGAAGAGTGGAATAGTAGGCCAGACAACCCACCTTCTTTGTTGGAATTGATTAGGGTCGCTTACCCTGATTCAGAATTCGACGGAAGAAGTAAGCAGGGAAGAACGGTGAAAGAATTTTTGGCTACTAGAAAACTTAAAGCTAGGGCTGCTCACGAATACCAACACAAAAGCAAAATAGAGCTTACAAGCGAGCACGAAGAGTTTATCAGGAATAACGCTGCCCTCATGACGGCAAATGAAATTGCTAGGGTTATTTTTGCTAACCCAGAATTAATGCCCTTAAGCCAAGAGACTAGAACTGTTATAGATTACATAGGCACGCTAGAAAACATCACACCTTTCGAAACCCCCGAGGGTAGAGAGATTGTGGAAGAATACGTCCCGCCCAAGACTCAACACGCCGCAATTCTCAAAGTTAATAAGTACGTCTTGGACGGTATAGATAAAAACAAAATAACTTCGAAAGACAAAAGTAGTGTTTCTGCATTAATTAGGTATCTTCATACTTATAGATTTTTGCATCAGATAAATACTTACGACCACGAGGGAAATCGGGAGTTGTTTGAGTCGAGTTTCGTAAGATATACCTGCGATAAACCAGACTTAACCCAAGAAGAGGTAGATCAATATATAGTGTTGTCTCAAGAAGTCGTTATCGCTTCATCGATTCAAACAAGAGTTAGTAGGCTTTCGGGCTTGCTAGACGGAGTAGCTGAAGATACAGAGGGTAGACGTATATCTATGTCTTTGGTTGATGCAATCAATACAGCGCAAACGGAATATAACCAATGCGTAAATAGACAGCAGAAGCTTTTAGAAAGCCTTAAAGAAAAAAGAAGCGATAGGCTCAAGAAACAAATCAAAGAAAATGCCAGCATTCTCAATCTAGTTCAACTGTGGAAGGAGGAAGACAATAGAAAAAAATTGGTCAAGCTCGCGGAACTGAGAAAGAAAACCGTTAAAGATGAAATCGAAAAACTTTCCACTATAGATGAAGTTAAAGCTAGAATAATGGGCATTACCGAGGGAGAAGTATCTGATGGTTAGGTGTGTTATATGTGAGAAAGAATTCGACAGCGATAGGAGTTTACACGCCCACTTAAAAGCTCACAAACTCCGAATGGCAGAGTATTACCAGACCTATCTCCCTAGGACAGACAAGCACGACGGAAAAATAATAAAATTTAAAAATAAAGAGCACTATTTAAGCGCTGATTTCAATAATAAAAGAAATTTAAAATCATGGCTAGATAAAGCTCCAGAAAAGGAGGCTAAAGAATATTGCATTAGGCTTCTCAAGAATAGGAAGCAAAAGAAACAATTAGTATATACCCCCTGTCAGGTAGAGCTACGCTCCATAATGAGCCCACCGATTCAACACTATAATCAATTGTTTTCTAATTACTATGAGCTTTGCGAGAATCTAGGGTTTAAGAATAAGTATTGTAATATAAGCGAAATTATTTCTGGCACCGAATATGACGACAATTATAAGATATACATAGATACTAGAGAGCAGAAGCCCCTGAGGTTTAAGAGGCCCGTAGAAATTAAAAAATTAGACTTTGGGGATTACGCTTTTAGCGATAGTGAGGCAACCTGTAATTGCAATATAGAAAGAAAATCTTTGCCGGATTTCATAGGAACCTTAAGCGGTGGGTACGAAAGGTTTATAAGAGAGATCGAGAGATGCGGTGAGGAAAATGGAAATATGGTTATCTTAGTTGAGTCTAAATTTTCCAATGCATTGTATTTTAATAAACTGATGAAAGCTGGAACAAGAAACAGAGTCTACTCGAAAGTCAGGGTTACTCCTGATTATATTTTTCACAGAGTTAGGGCTCTTTCTCAGGCCTATCCTTTTGTTCAGTTTTTGTTTGTAGAAGGTAGGAAAGAGGCTACGAGAATCATAGATAAAATTTTTACAACAGGATGCGCCCACAAGAGGGCTGATTTGCAATTGCTTTATGATTTAGGAAAATTTTAATGTGGCACGCTCCAGAAAAATATGAGAGAAATTTAGACTCTGTAAACGAGGAGATTCTAAAGCTTAAGGGGAGCCTCTCTGATAGGGAGGCTAAAATAAGCTTGGCTAAATTCCTGAGAGCTAATCTAGGGATAACAGTGGAGTTGTTGTCCGGCATTAAACTCGCGCCTTTTCAAGAGATCACCCTGAAAGGTATGATGAATAGAAACTTCTCAATGTGCGTATGGGGTCGTGGTTGTGGTAAGACTTTTATTGCTTCGGTCTTTTGTTTCCTTCAATGCATATTTGAGCCGGGCACGAAGATATTAGTTGCAGGGCCCACGTTTCGTACTGCTCGTTTTATTTTTAATAATCTAGAGAAGATGGTCGAATCTAAAGGGGCCGAATTGCTCGGCCAAGCTTTCGGTTTAAAATCGAAACGGAACGATCAATATGAATGGCAAATTAACGGGGGGACAATCACAGCGATCCCACTCAACGGAGAAAAAATTCGTGGTTTCCGTGCGAACGTGCTCGTCCTCGACGAGTACCTTCTTTTGCCCGAGGATTTGATACAGACGGTTTTAATGCCCTTTCTGGTGGCACCACAAGACATGAAAGAAAGAATCGAAATAAGGGAAATAGAGGACAAATTAATACAAGAGGGGTCAATGAAAGAAGAGGACAGAATGGTCTTCTCAAACGACTCTAAAATGGTAGCCTTATCTTCTGCTTCTTATACTTTCGAAAACCTATATAAAACATACAAAGAATGGACGGGAAAAATTTACGAGGAAGAGCTTGGTTCAGCAAAATATTTCATATCTCAGATGGGTTACGAATCTTTACCTGATCATATGATAGATCATACGATTATTGAGGAAGCCCAAGAGGGTGGACAAAGTTATTCTTCATTTAGGCGCGAGTATTGTGCGGAGTTCACTGACGGAAGCGACTCTTACTTTAGCGCGAGAAAGATGCATGAATGTACAATTCCAGATGGGGAGTCTCCTACTACCAAAATTAATGGGGACAAAGAGAAAAAATATATAATCGGAATTGACCCGAGTTTTTCTAATAGTCCAAGTTCTGACTTTTTTGCTATTTCGGTTATTGAATTAAATGACGAAACCAAACAGGGCACGCTTGTTCACTCCTATGCTCTGGCGGGC